TAATTTCAGGTCTTGCAGCGGTTTTCACCAAGTATGCAGGAATTCCTTCAATATACATAATGAACCGATTTGACATCTTCGGTTCGAAGTTGGTGAACATAATTTCATTTGGGTCTAATAGCTGTGCCATTTATAATCTCCTATTATCTCTTTCTAATAAATAGTCTAATTCTACAATTATGCCTCAGGGAATGCAGCGCCAGTTGGAAGTATGTTGAAATCAAGAACAATGAATTCAGCAGTCTTCGTTGGTTGTAAGTAAATTTCCCCTACCATAATGTTTCTATCAATCACATCTGGAGTGTTGTTGGAATCATCCATTACCACTTTAAATGTGTATAAACCTTGTCTTTGTTGAATTGATTCTAAGTAAGGATTAACGATTGACAAGAATCTATTTCTTGTTGCAGCGGTGTTATTTTCAAATACCAAGTATCTTGTTGAAGATGCGATGTATTTCTTAACTGCGATTAACAATCTTCTTACATTGATTCTATCCAATGCTGATGGTTTAGCTTGTAATGTCTTTTGACCGAATACCGTAGCACCTTGTCCAGGGAACGTAGCGATTGGGTTAATACGGGCCGTATATAGTGTATCTCTCTCATCGTGAGTAAGACGTGTCTTAACTTCGATTACATTTGGAAGACCACCACGATTCAAACCAGCGGGAGCGTACCATTCAGCAGCAACCGAGTCATTGAATGCGATAACGCCTGGTAGAACAACACTTGGCGGAATCCATACTGGCTTGTTCTTATCAGTATCAAGGATTTTAACCCATGGGTGATAAGTAGCAACATAGTTTGAGTCGAATGAAGTAAGTGAGTTGTTTACAGTTGCAATAGAATCTTGATATGCACCAGCATCCATTACGTAGAAACAATCTAATCTATCTTCACACATATCTTTAGCGAATGTGGTTACTGAAGAGTGTAGTCTATTGATTACACCTGGAAGTACTACCATATTGATATCGAACTCATCTGGATTAGAGATTGAGTTGATAGCTTTTCTATATGCTAATGTACCAGCAGCGGTAGCTGATGACATATCCATACCTTGGTTGTTACCGGCAATAATATCCTTACCTACATTTACCACTCTATTTGGTTCGAATCCATCGAAACCACCTTGGAATGGAACTAAGAACTTCTTAGCATCTATATCAGATGATAATGTAATAGTAGACCCGTTTGAGTGACAATCTGCCAAATCAAAGTCATTACCTACTTTTTCAACATTTGAACCTGGAAGTGGTTGTAGGAAGTTTAAGTTGTCAGTTGACGTAAAGTCAAAATCATAACCAAAAAATACTCTCTTATTATATTCACCAGCGAGTGACTGAGATACATTATAAGTTGGAGAAGGTAGGTCGTAAGTTTCGTGTAATGGTGACGTTAATTTACCAAATCCAAATGGTACAAGTGTTGAGTCGATTGACCCAGCATCTACATCAGATGAAACTGATACTCTAATATGAGCGGATGCGTTAGGATAATCACCATTTGAAGTTAATTTACCATTATCATCAACTGTAATGTATTTGTCACCAATTACTCTCTTGATGTAGTTTGGTGAGTTAGGGTCAAGATTTACACCTTGAAATTCTTCTATAATATTTGGTCTTGTATCAGAATCTTGAACACTTTGGCCGAAAATTGAATTAGGAATCTTTCCAGTGTCTACTCTACGTACTACAACACTAAATGTACCATATTCAGAACCTGGCACCTCAGATGCAAGTTTGATATTACTAATACCTACTTTGAATTCGTAGTTAGTAGAGTTACCATGAGATAATGTATGGAATTTAATCAAGTTAGCAGCAGTTCCTGCTACCTTTTGTGATTTAATCCATGGAGTAGATGCTTCAGAATATGCGTTAGTATAGTCAACGTCCACTTTAACAAGTGATACGGTTGGTACTTCACCATCTTTAGCAAGCGATTCTGCTTGGAATGTTGAGAAGTTTAATTGAGTGTAAGCATCTTTAGATGACTTAGGAGAGTAACCATATAACTTAGTAATATAGTTTTCGTCTGCCGGGTCAAGTGATGCTGAATTAACATTTACATCATCACTACCACTTGTTACTGAACTACCACTTAGGGTTAGTAAGAATGCAGAAGCACTAACACCGGTAATGATACTGTCGTCAAAATCACCACTACCTAAAGTAGTAGTCGGATGTAGTAAAGCACCTACCTTTTGACCAGCTGATGAAGATACTACCAATGCGATTGGTTTTGCGGTATATCCATCTTTACCTAATACTCTTACGATAGTTGCAGTACCTGCTTCTTCTAAATACGATTGAGCGGTATACGGAAGATATGAATCCTCAGTAAGACCACCAAATTTTTGTTGGAATTCTTGAAATGATTCTACTTTCGTTGGTACGAAAGCAGGGCCCTTTATCGATTGTCCGATAAGTGCCGCACCTATCTCACCAATACCTTGTGGTAAAAATGAGAGGTCTTTTTCTCTTGTAAAAACTCCAGGACTTACAATTCTTTCAGCCATTTTCTTCTCCTAAAATATAAATTTCGGTTTTCCTTATTATAAATACATTAAAAAATAACTAAACGACTACTTATTTTGTAGGCGTGAACTCATTTTTGGAAATATCATAAGTCCCCTCACCATATTTCTCTTTTAATTCAACTGCTAGTTCCGTTTCTTGAGTACCTAATTGCTTATATTCAGATATAAGAGATTGTTTTTGTTGTTTTAACTCTTGAAATACAGTTTCTAACCCATTTATTTCTATCTCAACCTCACCAACTCTTGTATTAATAGTTAATACTTTTTGTTGTAATGTTTGAATTTTACTTACTTCGTCTTCAGTAAATTTAATAATTTGCTTTTCTTCCATAACTTGTTATATTTGTTGTATTATATAAATATGTAAAAATTATTGATTACCACTCGGTATTGTAGAATCATTTTCACCAGTTATATTAGTATTCCAAAAAACCTTACCTACCGATATCTTACGTTTAGTATTATTTGAAATTCCGGCATATTCCGGCACTATATACGCTTTCGCTGTAAGACTGATATTGGCACGTGTAATTCTATCTTGTCCCATTTCAGATATGGTTTCAAATGAATACGACTCACCTTTTATTTGGAATTTATATCTATCACCAAAGGAACGTCCTTGGAAAAATACGATTTGTTCAACAATCTTATTGACTTGTTCCATATAATCACACCATACAACTACTTCATACTCTAAATTTACATAATCAGGTCTTTCAACCGACATATATTCTTTTTTAGGAGATTGACCAGTTAATATTGAGAATTGGTCGTATCTATTGGTCTTACTATACGTTCTCTCGAACATTTGATGAGCATCTTCGTTTTGTGCTACTTTTAATTTAGCTAAATCGGTGTTTATTGAAAGATTATTTCGTTTGAACGATATAACAGGTGTTAATAACATTCCGTTATCGTCTTTCATAAAACCATCACGTTGTGAACTTGCCCACTTCTCAGGAGAAGCATACATTACAGGTACGGGATAAAATCTACCATCATCTTCAACAGTAGGTTTAATATCTACCTCTAAAAAGTTCTTAAATGCAGTATCAACATCGTAAATACCAACAGAAACGTTTTTTACGTTGTCTTGGTCCCTACGTATCTGATTTGCCTTATTCAATTTCACATCTTCTGATGTTGAAGATTGTGTTTGAGTAAGGTTTGGTTTAGATTTGTCTTCGTTTCTATACTTTTGAGCCATTTTACAATCCTAATGGAACTTCATTATCATTTTGTCGTGAATTACCTTTATAAGTATCTACCAATTTGATAGAAGTTTGACGTGTAACGTGTGTATCACATATAATGGATACATTAAGACCTTGTGAATCACCGCCATCCCATGTTTGTGGGTTTTTACCAGCAACATATTGATACGAATATTGGGCATCGATTAAATGATACTCACCATTCCACTCAATAACGTCACCAACCTCTGGCACAAGTGCTTTTTCAACCAAAGTATCACGAAGAAATCTAAACTGAACTTCACGTGAGTATGATTGGCCGAAATCATCGGATATTTGACTTGACTGACCCCTCTCAATAATAGATGGTATTTTAATCGGCTGATTGAATACCTTATCTTTACCCTCACCATATAGATTTGACTTTGTATCAGTCAAGGCTACTTGGTAATAGTAGATTTCAGTATCAATAATGTCGTTGATAAGTTCTTTATTCACTTTATTGAATAGAGCCATATCTCGTTGTCCACCGAATAGTGCCATTTGGTTATCCTATAAAAATTGGTCTTGGTACTCTATTTAGAGTTTCTTCTAAATACTCCGATTCTTCTTTTCTCGCTTCCATCAATGCTCTACGAGATGTTGATTCCAACATTTCAGTCAATTGAGTCATCAATGCTTCTTTTTCAGCAGATGCTTCGTTACGAAGGTCAGACCCATCAAGTGTTACATCAGCACCCGGTATTGGTATAGAAGAAAACTTAGAACGAACTGCACCTAACATCTCTTTAGCCAATGCTAATGAGTATCTAGCAATCCATTGTTTACCTGATGAATTGATATTTGAGTATACTAATCTTCCAAATGGAGCGTTAGACAAATCACTCACTACGTTTGAGTTTGCTATTGGTGAATTTACCTCACTATCTAATGTATAATCAAAATACACCTTAGCGCCAGTATCACCACCACTTGGAATTGGATATAGTCTAATTCTCTGACCATCAACATGGAATCCATATGATGATTTACGAATCTTATCGTTGAATTCTATTGCTTGAAGTCTTAAAAGGTCATCAAACATTGGTTGCATCATAAAAGAAACACCTGGCGAGTAGTTACCCCACCCAAAGGTTTCCATCATTTGTTGTGAACCCATACCAGTACCTACGAATGGGTCAAAGTATCTAATGATTGCTGGTGGTTGTGTGTGGTATACTCTACGAAGCGTTACACCATTTGCAATTACACCATTTTCTAAGTTTACGTTATTATCATCACCAAGGTCATAAATTTGTTGACCTGCAACCATTTCAAATGAACCAGTATATACTGTTACTTTACCACCACTAAGTGCCTCAGTACCATAATCCTTAGCAATATTTACTAAGTTTTGCATATTAGCGTTCATATTTGTATTTGTCAAATCCAAATCCAAGTCAGAACCTTGAATAGATAACATATTCTCTTTTGCTCTATATTGGTTTACTTGAGATGAATACTCACTTACAGCTTCTTCGAGGCAAGCGAACATATTGATATCTTGTAATTCAATATCGATTATAGGGTAACCCAAACGTTTAGCACACCACTCAGCCACTTTGGGGGCATCTGATTGGAATTGTGTATCACTATCAAAATACCCAAATGGAGTTGATGAACCACTTGCGAATGAGCCTGAACCTGGCCAAATTGGAATGTTTACTGACATTTATGCTCCTAAATACTATTAGTCATTATATAAATAGTATGTAGGTTATCTTTCCGTATTTCTCATAAAGGAAACTATGATATATCTTTTACCTGACGATACCGCTCTTGCCCCATGTTTATGGGTTATATTTCCAGGATGTAAAGTTACATACCCTATATCATTTTTTAATAATTGTTTTTGTCGTCTGAACCATGTACCACCACCCTCATATTCAGTGAGGTTTGATAATTGTACTAAACACGTAATGTCAGACATATCATGGTGTATTGATAAATGACCTTGAGCATTTGGCGTGTATCTGGCTAAAAAGTTTTCTGATGTTAGGTTATCCCAACCCTTACCTTCCAATTCCCACATATGAATCGAAAGTGGCATGACATACTCTTTTAGAACATCCATATAAATGTCCTGCATTCCAATAGTTTCTAATATCATATCAGTGGTTGGATAATTTTCATGCCTATCAACTGTCCAAGCATCTGCATACTCAGCTTCTTCCCTAATCATTTTACAAAACTCAGGAGTAAATAATGGAAATGAGAATGTATTTGTAAATGGTTCATCTACAATCAAATCCCATTCTTTAGTTTTAGCTGAGTATGTTATGAATCGTTCTTTCCAAGAATGAGCGTTATCATAATATGTATACAATTCTGGATGTAGTTTATCAGGCATAACTTTAAACTCTATTGTATCTATCCATTTCTTATATATCTTTGGAAAGTCAAATTGCTTTACTTTATTTTTAGAATTATCTAATATTTTAGAAGATAGTGATGGTGAATTTTTCAACCTACCAATTTGTTGTATAAGTGAACTTTCTAAATCACTATCTTTTTTAGATGATGGTTCGATTATACCACACCCCTGTATTAGTGATAAAAGATTACCAGTATCAGTTGTTAATATCTTAACACCACCTTGCATCATTTCTAATGCCGTTATACAAAATGTCTCATCATACTTGGATGGGTACAGCCAATATTCGGATTTAGAAATCTCATTGTATAATTTTTTTGGAGATAACCCATCGTAAAATGTAACACCATCTAAATCATCTTTATACGAATCATACCACTCAAGTGCATATGGTGGTGAGGTTACTATCAATGTAGCGTCTGAGTACAACGCCTTTATCTTCGGCCACATTCTTAGTAGGGTTTTTAATCCTCTATCTGGAGCTGATGAGTATATAAATCTATTTGGTATCTTTTCGTTAGATATACCACTCCAATCTGATAAGTCTATACCATTTGGGATTACTAAGACTTTGTGTTCTAACTCAGGATATTTTTTTAAGAATATTTCCTTTTGGTAATTCGATACCAATACGATATTGGTCATTCTATCATCTAAGAAGAAATCATAACCATCGTTGTCTAATGTCATACCATTCCACCACGGATAGTATTCATTATTATGAATCCAAAAGTAAGATTTGTCGTATGTAATATTATGTTCAGCTAACTCTAATATATAATGAATATAGTTAGTACATATTACAATATCAAATTTATTATTTTTATATTTTTTGGAAAGTATCTCGTAATCTACATAGTCAACACCATCGATGTTGGCCGTGTCAACTTCACCAGTAACTACAACGTCATGGCCGTTTAACTTGAAGAAGTGTGCTAATTTGAGTACCATATACTCAGTGCCACCAGCACCTTCGTTAATCCAAGTATCTAATGACCATTTAGATTTTTGATAACCTGATACAAATAATACCTTCATATTTTATTTATTTAAATGGTTCACCACCCACCCACAATACAAAGGACTTTCGTGTACCTTTAGTTATAGGTGTTACTCTGTGTAGAAAGAATGATGGAAAAATAACAGCAGCTCCCTTTATACGTGGTGCTGTAATCCAACTACCACCAATATTAAATTGTAAATCACCACCCTCATATTCAGATGGGTCGGATAATTGAACAGTTACTGAGACCTTCCGTTGGTTTTGTATACCAATACCACAATCCATATGCCAGTCGTACTGACCACCACCACTATAATATTCGGTATATTGAATTTGCTCTCTCATTTGAGTTAATTCAAAGTCCCACATGGTTTTATTAGCGGTCTTAATCATATCAGACAACTTTTCGTATACCCAATACCACTCGTCTGATTGTGGACACCATTTAATTTTTGATTTTCTATAATCGGTGATTTTGGATTTAACATCTTGACCAGTTTGAGCGTCTACCCAATCCAAATTAGTTGTGAGGGATTCTATATCAACGAGTTCGGTAGTAGTAAACCCATCTTTAAACCAGTAGTAATTTGAGTAGTCTACAAAGCTACGTGAACTATCACTAAAATTAAAATTCTTTTCCATAACTAAACTTATTTACTATAAATATGAAAATTTATTTAATAAGATGAACCACTGAAGTAAGTTTCTACTACATAAAGAGGGTCACCACTTGAATAACCATATTCTTTGAATACCAACTTATCTAAAGACTCATCCCATTCAAAATATCCACCCGATAACTGGTTACCTTTATCACCAACACCACCTTGTTGACCTTTAGAACCAGTTTCACCAAGTGGTGAAGCGCCAGTCTGGCCTTTTTGACCCTCACCACCAGTATTGCCTTGTATACCTTTAGGACCTTGAGCACCTTTATGACCTTGAACACCTTTAGGACCTTGACCGCCAGTTTCACCTTTTTGACCTTTAGGTGATAATCCAATTATACCTTTTATACCTTTAGGACCTTGAATACCTTTAGAACCTTGAATACCTTTATCACCACTATCACCTGAAATACCTGATGGTCCTTGAGCACCCGTTTCACCTTTTTGACCTTTAGGTGATTCACCTACTGCACCTTCATCACCTACTCCACCTTGAACACCTTTAGGGCCT